TCCAGGCGCGCTGGTGTGAGGGCTTGGCGGCTTCGTAGTTGGCGAGGACGTCAAACGCGCGGCGCGCGGCAAGGCGGCGCGTGGCGGCGTGCGGCGCGAAGAAGGCGAGGAAGCGGTCGAGTGCGTTGGCGGCCATGGGGTGCGGCGTTATTGCTGGCCGAAGGTGGCGACGGAGTAGCCAAGGCCGCCCATGGTGGGCACGCGGTTGGTGGCGGCGTTCTCGACGTTGACCTTGGCCTGCCATTCACGGCGCCCGGCCTGGATGAATTGGAGGTCGGCCTTCTTCAGCATTCGGTCGCCGAGGCGGTATTCAGCGCCGGAGAGAACGGCGGTTTCTGCGGCGATGTAGGCCGCAAGCATGTCGGTGGCAGTGCTCATGCGGGCAGGGTAGCGGGGTGGCTTTGCAAAAACTACCCGAGAATTTGCAAAGTTCAGCTTTCAGAACGCCCTGTGACTTGCGTATACAGAGAACCACCAGTTGCATCACGTCGGCGTTTTCCGCTGACCCAGTATGAAATTGTTGCTGGCGATAGCTTTAACTCTCTGGCCACCGCCCTAAGACATTCGCCTGCTTTTAAGCGCTCCATAACGGCTCGAACTTGCTCGTCCGTTGCAAACCGTTTACCCGCCGATGTGTGCTTGCGCGCTCTCTCCTCTGTTGGTGGCACAGGGTGGCTTCGCGTTTTCACGCCGGTCTTCGCAAAATGTTCGAAATTGGGGCATCCGGATTTTCCGGTGGACGGGAGTCGTTGAAATAGCCGCCCAGTAATTTCACTCTCCGGATTCTCCGGTGGACGAAGACTTTTCCTGCTCGATGCGCTCACGTTCGTTAGCAAGCATATGCGCAACTTTCCAGAATGCCTCGCTGCCATGCTTGTATCGCTCCGCATCGGTCATACTTACAGAAGCCCACCTGACGAGCGAATCCGCCTCATCCATCAACAATAGCGCTTGGTGCGCCCAGTTGTCCGGATGGTGTCTGACATTTGCTTCCTGGGCCGTCGCTTCTCTATTTAGGCGCATGAATGGGTGCTGGTTTGTCAGCGAAATTGATGCTCATAAATCACTTTGCATTGAGCGCGCTGTAGAACGTGCGCAGGCTGATGGCGAACTCGGCGAGCACGACGTCGCGCGCTTTGGTGGGGCCGAGCGTGCTGATGATCTCGGCGTGCCGGGCGCGGATCTGCGCGTAGCGTTCGGTGGCGCTGGGCGCTGGGATGTAGACATCACGCCCACCCATGCGGCGGCGCAGGATGCGAACGACAGCGGCGGCGATGGGGGCGGCGTAGGCCTCTTTGTAGCCCACCTCTTCGCGCAGGCCTTCGGTGACGACGTTCTGCAGCTCGGTGGCGTGGTCCTCCTCAATCGCGGGGGTGCGCGGCTTGACGGCGACGGCGTGGGCTTGGCTCATAGGCGGCTGCTCCATTCGGGTTTTGCAAAGGGGGATGTGGGCGCGGCGGTGGGGGCCGGGCGGGGGGTGAGTTGCGTAGCAGGCAGCACGCCGGGCGAGGTGGCGGCGATCGGTGCAGGCGGTCGCTCAGCGCGGCTGACCAGATCCTCAGGCGGGCAGACTTTGGCGCGCAGGGCGGCCCATTGCGCCTCGCGCATTTTGTGCAGGCCGAGGTAGTGGGCGGCGGCGAGGTTGTAGACGTAGAGGTCGAGGCCTTCGTTGCGCTGATTCTTCTTTTTGTGCCATTCGACGATCTTGTGGCCTTTGCTGAGGCGCGCGACGCGGTATTCGGCGGTGATCTGCTCAAAATCGTCGTCGCTCAAGTCGGCGGCGAAGTGGGCGGCGCCGGGGCCGGGCTCTTTGAGCAGGCGTGCGGCGATCCAGTCTTTCGCGGTGTCGGTGCCGATGATCCAGACGAGGGCGCCGTGCTTTTCCATACGGCCGCGCCAGTTGACGTCCGCCTTGCTCGGGCTGGTGGCGAGGATGCTGCGGCCGGGGCGGCTGGCGCCTTTGATGGCGTAGATGTGGCGGTGCTTGCGGTGGCGGCAGAAGTTGTACACATCCTGCGTGTGGTGGCCGCCGCTGTCGACAAACATGGCGGCGACTTGGTGTGCGGGGTGGCCGTCGGCGCGCGCGTAGCGAACAGTGCGGTGCAGTTCGTCGAGGGCGGACCACACGGCGTCCTCCGCGGGGGAGCCGCTGAGGATGCGCTTGTCGATGATGGCGTGCTCCATGCCTTCGCCCCAGGCGATGGCTTTGTATTCGAGGCGGTCGCCTTGCGTGTCCACCGCGGCGGTGACGACGAGCGCCCAGGCGGGGACGATCTGCGAGGGCAGCGCTTCCTGCTCGGCTTTCGCCTTGAGCGCTTTGGCGCTGGTGGTGGCTTTGGCGACGGCCCACGGGAGGGCGAGGCGGGTGTTGTAGAACACCTGCATCTGCTCGTCGTCGCCCTGCTCTATGGCGCGCTTGGCTTCGGCGTGCTCTTTGGCGAGGTCGGTCCAGCTGACCCAGCCGAACGGGGCGTAGAGCGCGCTGATGTGGAAGCTGACGGTCTCGCCGCCGTCACCATCGGTGCTGGCCTGCCAGTGGCCGCTGGCGAGCAGCGCGGTTTTGTCGCGCTCGGTGTGCACGCCGCCGCACTCGGGGCAGATCATGGTGGCTTCGCCGCCATCGTAAGCGAGGTTGGCCCAGACGAGCTCGTGCGGGTGATCACAATGCACGCAGTGGACGAGGAATTTGCGCTGGTCGCCCTGCTCGTAGAGGGTTTTGATGCGGCTGGTTTCTTCGAGCGTTGGCGAGCTGGTGTAGTAGAGCTTTTTGCGGCGGCCGTAGGTGGCGAAGCGGTTCTCGAAGAGCTTGACGGGGTCGCCCTCTTGCTGGACGTTGCCTTCGGCGCGGTCGATCTCGTCGAAGTAGCCGTAGCGCGCGGAGGTCTCGGCGAGATTTTTGGCGGTGCCAGCGGTGAGGCAGAAAAGCGTGCCGCCGCGGAAGTCTTTGGCGTTGATGGTGTTGCGCGCGTCACGGCTGCGCGGCTTGGCAACGCGTTCGGCGACGCGGGGGATGGCTTTGATGGTTTTGTCGACGCGTGCGCTCAGCCGCTTGGCCAGCTCGCCGGATGGCATGAGGGCGATGATGTTGGCGGGGGCGCCGTCGATCCAGGCCATCGCGGCGTTCAGGAAGGTCTGCGTCTTCAGCAGCTGCGACGCGCCCATGACGACCACACGCTGGCACGGGTGCTCGGGCGAGAGGCAGCGCATCACCTCACGCGCGAACGGCGTGCGCGCAACGCGGTATGGCCCAGGCTCAGCAGCGCCGGTGTCGGGCGGGATCCGCATGTGATCCTCCGCCCACTGGTCGACCCACAACGGCGGGTCGGGGCGCATCGCGCGCGCGATCAACTGCATCGCGTTGGTGTAGGCGCTTTGCTGGGTTAGGAGGTGGATGGTGGCGCTCACTGCACCGGCTCCTGCACCAGCGTGGTCTGGATGGTTTTCTCGACGTCCGCGAGCGTGTCGCGCAGAGCGTTGCGGAGGGTGGCGCAGACGTCAACGGGCAGCGGTAAGCGGTCAGGCGTGGCCATGATCGCGTCGCGCACCAGGCGGAAAGCCGTCTCCATCGCCATTTCGACGCCGGCGCGGTCGATGAGCGAGCCGGCTTTGGCTGCCAGTTCCAGTTCGGCAAGCGATGCTTCGGCCTCCTCGCGACGCGAGCGCGCTCCCCAGTAGCCCTCGCCCTCTTCGCTCTTCGGCTGCTTGCCAGCCGCAGCCCCGGCCACGACCTTGCCGGTGTCGGTGGTGGCCTTGCCTGCATCGGCCCGGGCGCGCGTGTTGGTCGACCACTGCACATCGGCCACGATAGGGTCGATACGCCCATCGATCAGCGACACCCGGCCCTCAGCCACGGCCTTACGCACAGCCTCACGGGACACCCCGCGCCGCCGCGCATACTCCGCCTGAGTCACCAACTCAACCGCCATGTCAACTACCAAGCCTCATAACGTCATCTGTCAACTTTTCCCCAGCCCAGTCACTAGCGTTTTTCCGCGCTCGTTTCGACC